GGTGTTCCTGTTCGAAGGCCGGCACGACCACAACGTCTCGTCCGAGCTCGCGGCGGAGTGGCTCCAGGGCGTAAAGGCGCCGGCCAAGCAGCTGGTCTGGTTCGAGCAGTCCGCGCACGAAGTAATGATCGAAGAACCGGGCAAGACCCTGCTCAGCCTCGTACAGCAGGTACGCCCGATTGCCGAGCGGGCAGGAGACGTCCCCGCTGAGACACCTTGACGGCAGCGCCACGCAAACGAAAAAGCCACCCGTCGGGTGGCTTTTTTGTTGCGCGGTCGTCCGGAGACGGCGGCGGGAATGTGGTGGAGCCAAGGGGAACCGCTGAAACCTTGGAAAGCCTTGTGGCACAAAGGGAGCGGCGGGCCTGTTGGTACAGATGCCCCCACATGTGCCCCCGCGCTCAAGCGGCTTTCGGCAGCTCCTCCGAACTCCCGTCCCGGGCAGCCAATTTGGCCTCAATCCAGGCGTCGATTTCGTCCTCCGACCAGGCGACACAGTTGCCCCCGAGGTCGATTTGCGCAGGAAACTCCTTCCGGCGGATCCGGTCGTAGATGGTGTTCTTGGCCAGGCCCGTCCGGGCGGTGACCTCCTTGAGGCGCAGCAGGTTGGGTACGCGGCGCGGTGAGGTGTTGGTGTTCATCGGGTCTCCTTCGCCGCGTCACGCGGCTGATTGGGGTTCTGCTTTCGGGTGCGCGGGGAGCTGCCCCGGGCGGCTGCCATGACCTTCAGCGCTTCGTCCATGTCGCCGGCGGCGAGGCGGTGGAGGGCCAGGCCCCGGGCCTCCCAGAGGCGGACGGCGGCCGGCGATGCCTGGGCGAGGTCCACGCCGGACATGCCGGCCAGGTCGTGGGAGGTGCGCTCTATCGCGTCGCCGAAGGTGAGGCGCAGGTCGTCAGTCACCCGCGCCCTCCCGCTGCAGCTTCCGCAGCAGCTTGCACAGCTCCGGCACCGCGGCTGGACTGATCACGATGTAGCGCTCCTCCTGCTCCAGAACGATGGAACCACCGCCGTCGACCGAAGCGCCGATGGCAACCTCGGCGAAGCCGTTGTCATCCGTCGTTTGGAACAGCACGTGCGGATTGTTGAAAAGCCTGGTGATCACGGGCGTTCCTCCGGCTGCATGTGGCGGTGGGTGTCGATCAGCTGCTGCACCTGACTCTGAAGCCCGGCAGCCATGTCGCAGAAGTTCGGCACCACGGTGGTGGCCATGACGTGCAGCTGGTTGCGGATGTCCAGCAGGTCCACCAGCGGGAACGGGGCCTGGCCGGCGCGGATGGCTTCCACCACCGCGACCTGCAGCTGCGCGCGGCGCTGCGGCTCATCGTCCTGGGTGAAGCGGCGCGCCACGTCGAGGGCGATCTGGTCGATATCAGCCACGGCTCACCCCCGGTGCTGCATCAAGCTGGCTGTCGATCAATGCGAGCGCGTCGTCAATCCTGCCCCTACAGCGTCCCTTCAGACCCCTGTCGTAGAACATCGCTGCGCTTTGCAGCAATACACGGAACTGCCCCAGGTCGATGCCCTGCGCGGGCGGGGCGGCGATGGTCGGTCCGGTCCACACCCACCTGTCGTTGTCTTCCTTGACTGCATCGATTACGCAGGCACCCTTGGCCTCTTCTTCGCTGGCGAAGAGTCCGACACGGCGAGGCTCCAAACTCTCGTTCTGCCACTCGGCTACCCAAACGCCATTGTGGTTCTCGTTGATGTCGAAGGTGACGACGTAGCGGGCATCGAAATGCTTGGGGCCTACAGTCATCACAATCGTGTCGAGACCGACTGCCTCCCATGAAGCGCTGTCGCGAAGCCTCTGGATACGCTCCGTGACCTCATCGTCCTCCGGCTCCTGCCACACCGACTGGCGGGCGGCGAGGGCAGTCGCAGCTCGTCGCAGCAGCCCGGCAATCTCCTCTGCGCGGTCTGCGTCATTCGACAGGCCAGCCGCGACGTCCTGCGGCTCGTCGGGGGTGTAGCCTTCGCCGTCTTCAATGGCCTGCTCGATGCTTTCGCCCGTCTCCCGGTCGCCAGCGGCCTGCCGCTCCAGAGTTTCCGCCCGGTCAAGCAACTCCTGCCGAAGGTGCGGGACATGGCCTGGTAGGTGCACGGCGCCTCCCGGCTTCACGGTGGACAGCGTTGCCGGCCGCAGCCAGTCCACCGCTGCCCAGAACGCGCGCGCGGCGTCATCGGGCTGGGCTCCCTCGGCGAGCAGAACGCTGCCGTCCGGCTGAATCCGGAAGATCTCCTTGCCGGTTCCGAAGATAAGCGCCGGCGCGGACGACGAGGCTGCGGCTTGCAGCCCGGACCAAGTGAGGTGCGACGCGCGACTCGTGCTCTTCTCAGGTTGCTGCGCGTTGTTCATGGCTGTTGCTCCTTCTGCTGCTGGGGCGAGCGCGCGGACTGCAGCGACGCCCAGGTGAGGGGAAACGGGCCGCGCTTGGCCCGGGTGGATGCGGTTTCGACGCTCGTGCCGAGGGCTTCGGCGATCTCCCGGCTGGTGAGCAGCTTCCCTTCGACCACGTGGGCGAAGAGCCGAGCACGGGCCAGGCCTGCGCGGCGGTTGTATTCCTTCTGGCGGCGGGTACGGACGGCGGCCGTCATGCGGCCTCCTGCATCAGCGACTTGACCAGCGCCTTCGCGGTGCGGTTCGGGACGGCATTCCCGATCTGCTTGGTGATCTCAGTGGCGGTGCCGGCGAAATCGTAGACCTCTCCCTCGTCGTCGAACGAAGTGGCCCTGGCCAATTCCCGCCAGTGCAACATGCGGTAGTTGATGTCGATCTCGATCTGGTCGGCCAGCTCGGCGGCCGCCTGGATCAGGCCCAGCTCCCCCCGGTTGGCGCCGGTCACGGTCGGCAGAGGATCGCCCATGCCGCGCGTGCGGTCGTGGCCGTGATGGGTGACCGGCATGGTGAACGGCTCGGCCAGCGCCAGCGATTCGCTGCAGGTGATCGTAGGCATCGGCTCAGTGGCCGGCCGCATGTCGCCGGTGCGGCCGGTACCGACGTTGCCACGCATGACAATCGGCTGCGCCACGCTGATGTCGCCGCCGGCAGCGGTCAAGGTCGGCAGGGGGCCGTCCAAGTCCAGGACGCGGCCAGCCGGGTCACGGCCGTCGCTGTCGCCGTGGGAGGCGCGCATCAGCACCGGCTCGGCCAGACCGAAGCGGGCCTTGGTGGTGACCGACGGCACCGGCTCCGACACGGATGCGGCGGTAAGGCCCGAGCCGCCGCCGTAGTAGGGAGCCACCAACGGCACGGCCATGGCCTGATCGCCGCCCTTCGCTGTCGTGACCGTCCGGATTGGGTCGGCCACCGAGCGCGGCACGCCGGCGCTGCTGCTGTTCGACGTCGGAACGATGATCGGCTCCACCAGCTGCGGCCGCGCGTTGCCGGGGCGCTCGCTACCGGCACCGCCGGTGGTGATCGTGGGCAAGGGCTGTTCGAGGTCGCGCGCTGCGCCGCCGCTGCCCGTGGCCAGCACCAGCCCCACATGGCCGCCGCCGGCAGTCAGGGCGGGCAGGGGAACGTCCACCGACTTCGCAGTCGCCTGCAGGTGCTGCTGGCTGGTGCCGCGCAGGTGGACCAGCATCGGGTCGACTTCGATCAGGCCCTGGGCCACAGCCTCCGCGCGGTCGAACACCAGGCGCGGAGTCGTGCCGTCCAGCAGCGCCTGCACAGCATCGACGTAGGGCTGCGGCCAGCGGTACTTCTGCGCGCCCGCGAGGATCCGGCGCAGGGTGTTCGGCTTCAGCGGCTTCTTCCGGCGGAAGATGCTGTTGCCGGTCATCGTCCAGTCGATCACCTCGCGCGCGCCGCGCCAGCGCTGCCGGCTGCCCAGCAGGTCGGTACCGCCGACGCGGTCATGGCTCGGCTCTGGCCAGCGCAGGCGCTTGCCGTCGCTGCGACCAATGAGGAAGAACCGGCGGCGGGTGGTGGGGTCGCCGTAGTCGGCGCAGGTCAGCACCTTCCAGTCGACCTTGAACCCCACGGCCTCCAGCGCCGCTACCCAAGCGCGGAAGTACTCGCCGCGGCGGGACTTGATCGGGCGGCCGGTGACCAGGCTGCACGGACCCCAGTCCATGAACTCCGGCACGTTCTCCACCAAGATGCGGGTAACGCGCAGCTCGGTGCACCAGCGCACTACGTGCCAGGGATCCATCCGCTGCTGATCGTGCACGGGCCGGCCGCCCCGGGCGCGGCTGTGGAAGACGCACGACGGCGCAGCAATCAGCAGGTCCAGCCGGCCCTCGGGCACCAACGTCAGCGGCAGGGCCGATTCAAGGTCTGCGCAGTGGATGCGGTTGGCGTGATCCGCATGGTTGCGCCGGTTCGTCTCGATGGCGACCGGCCAGTGGTTCACAGCGATCAGCTGCACTGGCCGGCCCAGCTCGCGCATGGCGCGCGCCGCGCCGTTGGACAGTCCGCCGGCACCGCAAAACAGGTCCCCTACCAATGCGGTCCGGGTGCGGGACTTCGGGGTGATGCGGATGTCTGGCGAGCGGGAGCCGTCAGCCATGGGTTTCTCCGTTGAGGGCGGCGCGAAGGCGTTGAACCTCGGCGCGCCAGAATTCGATGGTTTCGTCGCTGCTGCTGCGCAGCGTTTCGTGGTGCCCGAGGCTGACGGAGGCTTCGACCAGCTCGGCCAGCAGCTGCTCGCGCTGGGTTTTGGTGGTGGCGCCGGCGGCGCGCAGCTCGGCGAGCTCCGCCTGCAACTGCTCGGTCCGCTCGGCGGCCAGCACCAGCCAGTGGCGCAGGGCTGCCTTGGTCGGCTGCTTCATCCGGCCCGGGGTAGGGCCTGTGGCCGGCGCCAGCACCAAGGCGCTCATCAGCGGGCGTCCCGCCGGGCCTCGGCCAGGATCTCGCGGAGGTCTTCCAGCACCTTGCGGTCCTCGTCTTGGGCAGTGGCTGCGGCCAGGGCGAGCTCGAGTGCATACGCGCGGTCGTTGGGGTGGATGCAGTTCATGGCAGAATCGGCTCCAACAGGGAGGAGGGATGGGAATGGGAACTTTCACGATCAGTGGCGACATCGGATCGCTCGCGGATTGGGCCGCAGTCATAGTGGGAATGGCGGCCGCGTTGGTGGCGCTCGCAGGCGCGGTGGCTGTGGCCTACCTTGGCAGGCAAGCAAACAAGCAAGTCAGCCGAACCGACGCAGAGAACAGTCGTATTCGACAACGTGAAGCCGACATCCTGACCATCCTGTTTGAGGGCGAAGTCGGCATGCTTGCGATCAGCCTTGCAACGTTCCTCAAGTACGTTGAATCGGATGGGCAGCGCTACGCCCATGATTCGGAAGTTCGCGTCGCGGTCGCGCGTCGTTCGGAAACTCTGGCAATTCCGGAGGTGGACGCTCACTTCGACCGCCTGCACGTGCTTCCTGATGAACTCTGCTACTCGCTGTCCCGGCTGAAAGGTACGCTCAGCCTTCTTCGCACTACCGTAAATGCCGGTGAGCTGGCCAGCGACGAGCAGGCCGTGGGAGTCCTCGAAGCTCTTGAGAAAACGGCGCGCCGCATGCACTCGGAGGCGCAGCTGATCCACGGCGTGATGAAAGCTCGTCGCGTCTTTTTGGTGCCGGCTGGCCGCTGAGATCACGCTGCCACTCCGAGAGAAACGAGGTCCAGGTCATCCACGCGATCGCGAAGGCGGTGGCACGCCGCACGAAGCGCGATCGCCACATCGCGGCGGTTGTCCTGCGGGTAGAAATCCAGCCCTTCGAAGTGCACGGCGCCGGTCAGGTCACGGCGGAACAGCCGATAGGCGATAACACCGGTGTTGCCCATCGGGTACCGGCCCCAGGAGAAGCCGCCGTTGCGCTTCGGCGCGCGGCGGGAGATTGTCCGGCTCATGCAGCCTGCTCCTTCCGGCTGGGCGAGGGCAGTCGCCCCTCGATCACCTGACGACGGCTCTTCGCCTTCTTCAGCGGCGTGTCGCCCAGCACCTGGACGCGGCCGCCGGCTTTCTGGAAGGCCGCAATGTCGGCCTCCAGCTTCTGCTGTTCGGTTTCCTTCTGGCGCCGCGTGGGGCTGTCGTAGAAGGGGCGGGCATGGATGTCGGTCATGCTGCGATCCTCAGCGGCGCGCGGCTCACCGGCCCGTGCCACAGGTTGAAGGTGTTGTTGATCCGGACCTGCACCGGGTCCGGCTTGATTGCCGGCAGCGGCGTGCGCAACCGGCGCGCGTCGTTGGTGCACATGGCGCAAGTCGACTCATGGCCCCGCTTGCCGGCGCGCGGGAACGAATCCAGCGGCAGGCAGCGGTGGCACCCGGTGCAGGTCTTGGTGTCCATCAGGCGGCCATCGGGTACTGTTCGGCGGCGCCGCGCAGGCCTTCGATCAGCGCCTTGCAGATGGCCGGGAACTGCGCCTGGTCGTAGAGCTTCGCCGCGCCGGTGGTGTTGAGAGGCTTGAACCCCAACTGGGCCAGGCCGTCGGCGGAGATCGAAAGCGGGGCGATGCGCGCGTTGATGTCGCCCAGCTTGATCTTGACCACCTCGCGCGGTGCCGCCGCTGCCGGCGGTGCGCTGCTGCTGGACACTGCCGTCGGTACCGGGCGCGGCGCCGGAGCGCCCACCTGCTGAGCGGGCGGCGCGGCCTCGACCGGAGCAGGGGCCGGAGCAGCCGCGGCACGCTCCTCCGCTTCTCGCTGCTGCTGGGCTGCGACTTCATCGGCGGCCAGCTTCCGGGCCTTGGCCTCCTCCTCCTCACGGATTTTCTCCCGCTGGGCATCCAGTCGGGCCTGCTCGACGCGCTGGTGCTCGGCGATGCGGGCGGCGACCAGGTTGCGCAGGTCCTCCGGCGCCTTGCTGGCACACAGCTGCACGCGGTCGGAGAACAGGGTGGAATACTCGGGCTGCTCGGCCAGGATCGCCATGTTGGCGCGGATCCGGTCGGCGGTCTGGCTGGCGGTGATCTTGGCGTTCGTGGCCACCGTGTCGACCGCGTCCTGCATGCTGGCGAAGGAGCGCTTGCCCTTCATTGCCGCCTGCAGGTCGGCGATCAGCGTGGTCGGCATCGGCAGGCCGTGTTCGCCCAGCGTCTCGTTGATGGCGCGGACGTGATCCTGCACCGCGCGGCGGGCGTTGTTGCCGATCTCGGTGCGGCGCTCCTCCTTCCGCTTCGTGACCAGCTTGTCCAGCGCCAGGCGTGTGGCCCTGGCCTGCTCGCTGATGTCATCGATCGTGCGGAACAGCAGGTCGATGCTCTCGGTCTGGCTCAGGGCATGCTGCTTGGCGCCGGCCAGCTGGCTCTCGATATCGCTGCACCACTTCACGGTCTTCTCGGCATCGGCGAAGTCCTGATCGGTGACCAGGTCCTGGCTGATGCCCTGGAACACTGCGATGGCTCGCTCCTTCCAGTCGGCGAGGTTCGAGGCGGTAACCATGCCGGTCACTTCGATGCGGAGCGCGGGCATCTGGTCCGGCGCGCGGCCGGCGGCGACCGGCGCTGCATGTGCCTCCGGCTCGTAGGCAGCCACGTCGGCCTCCAGCTGGGCCCAGCCGGCGACAATGCGTGCGCGCAGCTCGGGGTTGGGCGTGTACCAGCAGTGGCGCTCTTCGACCAGCTGCCACTCGCCCTGGCTGTCCTTCTTCCACTTCGACGCCATAAACAGCACGCGATCAGATTCCTCGCTGACCATCAGCTGGTGCTCCATCTGCACCTGGTAGAGCTCTGGAAGGTCAGCACCGGTGCACCCTTCAACCATGGCGGCACGCAGGGCGTCGTTCAGCGACTTGTGCTCGAAGGCCAGATCGCCCAGCAACGTGAGGCCGTCGAAAGAAGCGGAATACGGACCATCCGATCCGACCACCGGGTACAGCTCGTGCCCGATGATCTGCTCGGCCACCGGGCGGGCCAGAGCCTCGAAGAGGTGTCCATCATCTAAGCGGCGCTGCGTCTCGGCGTCGATTTCTTCGGCCGCGCCGGTCGCCAGCTCGCGGATCAGCTGCGCGCGGGTCTTGTACGGGGACAGGCCCAGCATCGCCGGTGCATCGCTGGCGTTGAAGTGGCTGGCGCGGTGGGCGTGCCATTCCGGGGTGCCCTGGATCAGGCTCACGATCTTCATGGTCAACGCTCCACGGCAGTTTGGGTCAGTCCGCCAGCAGCAGCCGCGACGTCGGTCTGCGGCTCGCCCGGGTCTTCATCCTTCGGCGGGTTACGGATGTCCTTCAGCTGCTCGTCCGTGAAACGCGCCTTGGTCTGCAGGGTTGCAATCAGGTCGTCGGCGGATTTTTTCTTGCTGGCGATGAGGTCCCACCACTTCGGCAGGTTCGCTTTGAAGTCCGCCTCCGGATAGAAGGGGAGCTGCTTCGCCGACTCGCCTTCGATGGCAGCTCGCGACGGCTCGGCCTGGGCGGCTCCTGCCACCGGGATGTCCATGATCTCTTCGGCGATGGGCATGCCGCGCAGCACGTCCGCGAACACGTCGCGTAAGGCAAAGGCACGGGCGCGCATCTGGCGCATGCGCTTCGGGTATTGCGTCCAAGGGCCAGCCTTTCCGAGCAGGCCGGCCACCTTGGCGTCGTCCATGCTGAAGGTGCGGACCTCCTCGGCTTCGCCGCGGCGCTTCACCCGGCAAACTGCGGTATGGCCGTCATCCGCTTCGGTGATGTACTCACACAGCGGTGAGCTGCGCACCAGCGCAATCACGGCATCGCCCCACAACGCGGGCCGACCGTTAATGATCGCGAGGTTCTGCAGAGCCTGTAGGGGCTTGAGTCCCAGCTCGGCGCCCCACTGCATGGCAATCAGGCAATTGGCCGGCTTGCCCTTGAAGTCCTTCGGCACCAAGTCGCTGTCGGCCAGGTAGTCGGCGAAGGTCAGGGCCTGCTCGAACGTCTGCGGGCTGAGGTCGAATTGCTGGCGCGGCTGGGGTGCCACCGCGACCTGTTGTTGCACCTGGGCATTCATGGCTTTGGATCTCCGGCCGGCATGACCGGCTTGATGGGAATGGGGTGTCCCGTATCGCCGGGACCACGCGGGCTTTGGCTTCCAAGGCCCCCTCACGGAATCGAACCGCATCTCGTCTTGACCACAACGTCGCCACCTAGCGGGAATCGAACCCGCGATTTACTGGTGGAGAGGGCCGGTGCTGATCTCCGGCTGGCTGGGTGGCACTGATCCAGCGCTTAGACGGTTATGCCGAAGCGCCCCGTCATTACCACCTATGGCAGCCGCGCCCTTGAACTGCGGCATTCCATCTCGCTGCGCATCAGCCTGCGCATTCCTCTCCGTGGTCGATCAGGCGGCTGCCTGCTGCTCTTCATTGACCCGCTTGTAGGGATACTTCAGCGGGAAAGGCTTGATGTAGCCGCCGAAGTGCTTGCCGATGGAGTCGGCGTTCTTGAACGCCTCGAACTCGGCCGCGCTGAAGTTCTCGTAGTGGTAGATCGAACCCGGGCCACGGGCGGCACCAGTGCCGCGCTTGAAGCAGATGGCCAAGGTGTCGGTGTCAGGGTCGTGGCCGATGCTGTGGATCTGCGAGGAATCGACGTCGATCAGCTGGATGCGGCGCGGGGCCGGCGAAGTGCTGGACATGTTGTGCTCCTGGGCGGAAAGAGGTGCCCGTCTTTCCGGGCTGTCAGCCATGCGCCACAGGGGGGCAGCGCAGGGCAGGGGATCAGGCGGCAGCCAGGTCTTCCTGCTGCGGTTCGTCGTTGGCCTTGCCGGGCTGCAGCGTCAGCACGACGGATTCACGGATCAGCGCTTCGGTGAGCTCCGCCACTTCATCCGGATCGACGTTCGCCGACGCCTTGAAGGAGAGTTCCACGCTGCCACCTTCCTTCGGGGCGATGACGAACTTCTTGAGCTTCACGTCGACCAGGAAGATCGGCCGCGTGCCATCCAGCTCGCCATCGATCTGCAGTTCGAAGCCCTTGAATTCATGCCCGACCTTGAGCGGTTCCAGGCTGGGAATCTTGATTTCGGTCAGGTGCTCACCGATGGTCGGCAGCGACTGCTGCTCGCCTGCCTTGGGCTTGCGGAACAGCGCCTTGCGCAGCTCCTTGTCGAAGTGGTCCAGGACTGTGTTGCCGGTGCTGGTGACGAAGGTGACGTCGACCGCAAGGGAACGCTCTTCACCGTGGCGCTCGATGCGCACGTTGACGTTTCCGATCACGGCGGGGTTTTTGTCCAGATGGAACATGGGAACCTCTTAGGTTGGGCCGGCCGCGCCGGCAGTGGTTACTGCAGGTCTTGGGGAACGGCGGGGATCGTCGCGGCGGCAGTTCGGCGGGTGGCCAGCGCCTTCTCTGCGCGCTGCCATTCCAGAACGGTTTGGTAGACCGACGCAGCCAGCACGCCGCGCATCACCAGCAGCGCGAAGAGGCTGTCGTGCACCACGGCCAGCACGCAGCCGGCGGCGGCGAAGCCGCAGAACAGCGCCCACATGGCCAGCGGCGCCAGGATCGGAGCAACGGGCCGGCTCACTGGAAAACTCCCTGCACCACCAGCGTGCCAACGATGCCCAGCACCAGCCCGACCACCGCGCCGTAGAAGGCGAACTCGCGCGACATGCCTGCGGTTTCCTCGGCGATCAATTCTTCGAACTTCATGCCGCCTCCGGGCCGGTCGGGGTGGTGAACTCGTCCTTGAACTGCCGGCGCAGGCGCAGCGCGTTGTTGACGACGGAGAGGCCGCGATAGCCCTGGCGCTGCTCAGCATTGAGGCGCTGGAACAGCGGGGCCGGGTTCAGCCCGGTGCAGGCCACTGCGTCGCGGACAGCTCGGAACTCGGCGATCTGGCGAACGTTGGTGTTCATTGCGGCTCCTTGGAGGTCGTGATCTGGATGCGACGCAGGCCGGCCAGCAGCTCTTCGCTGACGGTTTCGTCGTTGGTGGAGAAGCGGCAGTCGCCCATTTCCAGCTGCTGCAGGTAGCGACCTGCGTTGGTCATCGGCTCGGGCCGCGCAGAGAGCAGGCCGCCGAAGATCGAAAGGAAGGGGTTGAAGTGCGGGGTCATGCCGCGCGCTCCAGGTCTGCGTTGCCCAGAAGCAGCTCGCCATCGGCATGCGGCTGCTGCGCCGCGAAGGGGTTGGTCAGGGCGCGGACGCGGTCGATCTCTTCCTGACGGGCGGCGCGGCGCTTCTGCAGCGCGTCCGTGGTCATCCCAGAACGGTCGCTACGGGCATCCCGGCCGGTCGGGACGATGTCGATCGCATCGCCGAGCATCTGGAGCTGGTGCCGGCGGGCAGCTTCCCAAGCCAGCTCGCAGTTGCCGTCGCTGGCCCAGTGCGCGCCGAGGTACGCAACTTCGCAGCCCGGCATGGTCAGCCCGTGGCTCAGCAGCTGGGCGGCGAGGACGGATGCGAGTTGGCGTTGGAAGCGGATCTCCTCAGCGGGGTGGGCCAAGGGGTTGGAGTTGGCAGCGGGCTGGTCCATGACGGTCTCCGTCGCCCTTCCTCGGAGTGAGGCGTCGGGGCGTGCGGAGAGATTACCAAACGGTAATGATGTGTCAATACCATCAGGTAAAATAATTGGTAAAGACGTTCAGGGAGGTGTGGACAAGTCAGCTCAATCGCATCCAACTCGATAGAATCGAGCCTCAACATGGAGGGGAAACGATGAAGGCTTCAGGCTATCTACCGCTTTTGTGCGCAGCGCTGGCCGCTGGATGCTCCACGGCGCCCGTTGCTGAAGGGCAGGCCAGGGCGGTTCCGGCTGATCGAATCTACGCGGCCGAGTATCTGCAGGCGTCGCCGGAACGCTCGGCTGTGGTGGTCATCGCCCGCGACAAGGGGTTCTCCGGGTCGGGGTGCTCGCATGACATTTCGGTCAACAACCAGAAGGTAGTTGCGCTGCGACAGGCGGAGACGGCAACGCTGCACCTCGCGCCTGGCGCCTACTTCCTCAAGCTGGAGACCGGCGGCGGGCTATGCCCCAATATTTCAACGTCTCAGAATTTGACGCTGGCCCCGGGCGAGCGTCAGGCGTACCGGGTGCTGCTTCCTTCGGACGGAAGTCTTCGCCTGACGCGCGAGCAGTAACGCAGAGACGGGGCACTTCCCGCCTCGCTTTGTCAGGCCACGCGCTCCAGGTGCTGGATCAGATAAACGCGGCCGCCAATGATGGCCTCGTCGGTCAAGCGGAAAGGGGGATAGAGGACCTGGTCCGCGCTCCGGGCCCAGATCCCATCAGGCTGGGCCTGGAGCGCCTTGATCTGGTGGCCATATCCAGTGTTGATCAGGTACAGCCCGTCGCCCACGAATTCATGGCAACCAGTGTCGACCATCACCATCTCACCTGGCTTGATCTTCGGCGCCATCGAGTCGCCAACGCCAGTCACCAGCTTTAGCCGACCAGCGGGCGGCATGAACCCGATCACGGAACGGATGTAGTTGGGCGCGAAGTCCATCGCACGTACGACCTCCGGAAAATCCTCGTTCACCCGACCTACCGCTCCCATTTGTGCCTCCGCGTCGATTTGCTCGACGCGAACGTAGTCGCTGGTCGTCGCAATCTCTGCGACCGTTGAGACCTTGGTCGATTCGTCACCGAGGTATCCAGCCGGCATGCCAGCTGCTTGCTCGATGGAGTGGGCGCGCTTTTCGCCGAAAGACTTCTCCTTCAGCAGTCCAGACAGCTCACCCTGATTGATGCCGGTGGCACGCACGAAGTCGGCCTGCTTCCCATGGAAGCGTTCGTCAATCCACTGCTGCAGGCGCTGCCTGCGTCTGGCCACGGCCGGGGTGTCAGTCTTCATCCGGCGAGTTTCGGATACCAGAGGGTAATTCACCAAATGGTGTTGACTGAGAATTACCATGTGGTAATGTTCCCGGCATGGACACCCTCCGACATTACCTCTCGACGTTGAGCCCGGCAGATCAGGCGGTGTACGCCAAGCGCGCCGGCACCACCATCAACTATCTCCGCAAGGCTATGAGCCTGGGCCAGCGATTTGATGGGGGCTTGGTCCGCCAGCTCGACATCCATAGCGGCGGCGCCGTCTCTCGGAGCGAGCTTCGGCCCGATATTTGGCCACCGGCCGAGTCGGCCAACGACTCCGGCGCTACGGACTTCGCCGCGTGAGCTATGTCCCACCCCAGCCGGCCTGCGTGTGTGGTGACCGCAGGTATTCGGCTGGGGTGGGGCGCCGGTCTTCCCTGACTTGATCTTCTCCATGGCGCTCATCCTGCGCCGCCGTCGCCACGACGTCTCCAATCGAGAGCTCCGCCCATGAATGTCACCGATGCCGCCTATGACACCGTCCACCAGTACCGGGGTGGTAGTGAGGCTCTGGCGCCCAGGATGGGCATGTCCGCCGCAACCCTTCGCGGCAAGGTAAATCCCAACACGGACCGCAACCTGCTCAGCCTCCAGGAGGCGGACACGCTGATGGGGCGGACCGGCGACTTCCGGATCCTGCACGCCCTCTGCGCAGAGCATGGTTTCGTAGCCCAGCGGGTGGATGCACCGGCGAGCGGCACCCTGATCACCGCGTTGCTCTCGGCGGCTGCTGCCAAAGGCGACCTCGCTGAGCTGATCGCCGAGGCAATGTCCGACAACCGGATCTCCCCGAACGAGGCCGATGCCATTTCTCGCGCTTGTGCCCAGGTCATGGCGGCCATCGTGCAGGTAAGCCAGCACGCTGAGGCAGCAGCGGAGCGGGGCGGGGTATGAACGCTACCGCCAAGGCGATGATCGTCGTCCGCCAGCTCTGGCACGTATCCGGCTGTCTGCAGGTGCTGCGAGGTGAGCTGTGAGCCGGTCTTACAACGGGTCCTGTCCTGGGAAACCCAGCAGGTACTTCAACTCGACATATCCATCCGGCCCCTCGGGCATCGGCACACTGTCGACCAGCAGCAGTCGCCAGCCTTCCTTCAGCAGCTTGTTGACGTGGTCTTCGTGCCGTTCCGTTCTGACCAGCACAATCTGGCTGAGCGCCGTGACGCTTTTGTCGTTCATGACGAATCTCCTCGGGCGGAATTCCGTCGATCATAAGGGAGAAAGCCTTCATGGCTGAGACAGACGTCCGCCAGGCCAAAGGTCGTTATCGGAAGGTCGAAGTGCGCACGTGGGGGGACGAGAAGTTCCGCCGCCTGTCGCCGATGCCGCCGTGCGGGCAGGGCCTCTGGCTCTTCCTGATCACTGGACCCCACACTGGCCCCATCCCTGGCCTGTTTCGCGCAGGCCGGGCAGCTATGGCCGAAGAGCTGGATTGGGAAGTTGAAGCCTTCGACAAAGCCTTCGGGGAAGCCTTTCGGGAAGGCATGGTCAAGGCCGACTTTAAGGCCCGGGTTGTGTGGGTTCCGAAGGCGATAAACCACAACCGGCCGGAGTCGCCCAACGTCGTCCTGAGTTGGGCGGCAGAGTTCGACCTCATTCCCGAATGCCCCTTGAAGTGGGAAGCATTGGACGCGCTTAGGGCCTTTGTTTATGGGCTTGGAGAGGCTTTCACCAAGGCATTCGATAAGGCTTTCGGGAAGGCTTCCGGAAAGCCTTCCCCGAAGGCTATGCCTAATCAGGAACAGGAACAGGAACAGGAACAGGAACAGGAACAGGAACAGGAACAGGAACAGGAAGAAGCTTCCTCGCTTCGCTCGGAGTCGTCCCCGCAGCTTGCGCTGACGGGCGACCCGTCTGCCCCGGCTGACCTCAAGGCAAAGCGAGCAGACCGGATCCGCCAGATCTTCGAGGACGCCCGCACCGCCTACAACGCCGTCCTGGCCAAGCCAAACGGTCAGTTGCCGGCCTGCACCGTGGTCAACAGGCCGCGCCTCAAGGCCGTGGAGAAGGCCCTGCCGACCGTGCGCCAACTGTGTCAGGCGATGTTCGGCAGCGAGAAGGTGACGCCGCAGTTCTGGCAGGCCTACTTCGAAACGGCTGCCGGCGACGACTTTCACAACGGGAATGGGCCCTACACTGCGCCGCACGAAAACTGGCGGCCAGACTTCGAATACCTGCTGCGCGAGACGGTCATTGCCAAGCTGGCTGACCGGGCGGCGTCGGAGGATGCAGCGTGAGCGGGCTTCGGGACGAAACGGATCGCCTGGCCGGCCTGTACGGGGACCAGCAGGCCCTGCGCCTGCCGCCGCACAGCGTCGACGCTGAGCAGGCAGTGCTGGGTGGCTTGATGCTGCGCCACCGCGCCTGGGATGACGTTGCTGACCTGCTGAGTGCGGACAGCTTCTACCGGCATGACCACCGGCTCATCTGGCAGGCGATGGAGGCCATTCGCCCGACCGAGTTCGATGCGGTGACCATTGGCGAATGGTTCGAGTCGCGCGGCAAGCTGGACCAAGTGCGCGATGGTGCCTACCTGATCGAGCTGAGCTCCACCACGCCGTCGGCAGCCAACATCGTTGCTTACGCTGAGATCGTGGCCGAGAAAGCGAAGCTGCGTGCGCTCATCGATGCCGGACACGACCTGATCGACGCTGCGTACAGCCCGGAAGGGCGCAGCGCGCTGGACCTGGTGGGCCAAGCACAGAGCCGTATCGGCGGTCTGCTGGACAACGAGCCCTGCGATTTGGAGCCGGTGGCACCGGTGATGGCGCGTGTCTTCGACCAGATCAGCCGGGCAGCCACGACGCCGAACGGGATCACCGGCCTGCCCGTGGGCATGTGGGACCTCGATGTGATTCTGGACGGGCTGCAACCCGGTCGACTCTACGTTCTGGCGGCGCGCCCGAAGATGGGGAAGACCACGCTGGCGCAGAACATTTCGGAATACGTGGCCCTGCGCTTGGACCGCTCGGTTGCCTTCTTCAGCTTCGAAATGAAGCCCGAGGAGCTCGGCAAGCGGATGCTGTGCAACCAGGCCGGCATCAGCGGCAACAAGCTGAGGAGCGGCAACCTGGACGAGATCGACTGGCAGAACGTCACCGAGTGGACGCGTAGGATCGGCGAGGCATCCATCCGTATCAGCCGGCCCCGCATCGCGAAGGTCCAGCACGTCTGCGCGCAGGTACGGCGCATGAAGGCGCAGGACCCGAAGCTGGCTCTGGTCGTCATCGATTACCTGCAGCTCATGCACGTGTCCGGTGACAACCGCGCCTCCGGCATCGGTGACATCACGCGCGCGCTGAAGCTGCTTGCCAGCGAGCTGGACATCGCCGTGCTGCTGCTGAGCCAGCTCAACCGCGACGTGGAGAAGCGCCCTGGCGACAAGCGGCCCATCGTGGCCGACCTCCGCGACTCCGGCTCGATCGAGCAAGACGCCGATGCGGTGATCTTCATCTACCGCGACGAGATCTACCACAAGGACAGCCGCTGGGAGGGCACGGCAGAACTGATCGTGGCCATCCAGCGCGACGGCGCGCCCGGCATCGCGAGGGTGCAGTACCAGCCGGAGTACTTCCGGTTCTCCACGCTGCCGGAATGGTGGCAGCCGAAGCAGACGGCGGCCAATGAGGACAGCCCTGGGGCAGCGCCGCGGAAGAAGCGCTCCGGCCTGGCCGCCCACCTTCCCCAAGCAGGTGCCGCATGACCGCGATGACCGCTGCAGCGAAGAAGATCCGCGCCAAGCGCGCTAGCCGGCCCATCTACGCCACCTGCATGCGTCTGGTCGAGCCCGGCACCGGTGAGGAACTGGGTGCCTTCGTGCCCGTGCATGAGATCGACCGTCGGCTGGCCAAGCAGCGCGGCTACCGCGTCGGGCAGGAATACCGGCTGGAGATCAAGGAATCCCGCAACCCCGCCTTCCACCGCCTGGCACACGCCATCGGGCACCTGCTTGTGGACAACGTCGAGGCCTTCCGTGACTTGGACGCGCACGCCGCTCTCAAGCAGGTCCAGCTCGATTCCGGGATCTGCTGCGAGATGGTCGAAATGGACGCCACGCCCGTGGTGGGCGCGCTACTGGACGCAGCCGAGGCGGTCTTGGGCAAGGGCGCCCGGAAGGTGCTGGCCGGAGTGCTACCGGAGATCCGCACGATACCGGTGAAGCACGCCCAGTCCCTGGCCTTTGACTCGATGGAAGAGGCCGACTTCCGCCTGTTCTTCGACGGCATCACCGCCTGGATCGGAGAGCACTATGCCCAGGTGATGCTCGAAGAGGTGCGCGGCGAGTACTGGCGAATGGTCAACGGGAAGCAGCAGGGGAAGGCAGCATGATCACCGCATCAGCTCCGCGGCCGGCTAAACCTGGCCAGAAGGGCAAGTTTGATTCGGTGCCAGCGCTGCGAAAGGCTTGGAATCGCGTACTCATTGGAGACCTCAGCAGCCTGCAGGTAACACTGGTTCAGGCGCCACTGCGCGTGCTTTATCTCCTTACCAATGTGCATCGATTCGTCAGTAATAGACATCGGCTTGATGCCGTCGATCCCGCTCAGATGCTCAACCAAGATCTGGCATGTATCCGCAGCATCACGAAGAGGTGGCAGCAGCCGGTAGTCAGGCACATCTTGGAGCGTGATCGCACGAAACGCAGCCGCGAACTGTTCCATATCCCGAATCTGATAGTCGTTGACGGATTTTCCAGTTCTCAGCGTCCTGACATCTCCTGGCGTGTACATCGCGAGGGAATGGCAACGAATCTCCGCCATCGAGAGAAGGTTGACGTAGACGTCGGTCTTTCTGGAAAGCTCTTTCCGCTCTCTTCGGGATGCGAAACGTTCGGCGGCAGCAATCGCCGCTACGGAAAGCACTGCCTGCGCCCAAGCGGCCCAGACCTCCGGCTTCATGCAAGGAGCATCAAACGGCATTGCGCAGTACATCGGATCAGCCACGTTCATCCCCTGTCCCTGGTGGAGGCTCAAGCATGAGGCGCGGTCGTTCTACCGGCAAGCCCACCGCCGCCCAGCAGGCGAGGATGGACGCTATCACCGAGATTGGCTGCATCGTCGCCAAGAGTCTGGGCATCAGCCTGGGTGACGATCCAATACCGGCAGAGGTCCATCACCTGACTGTGGGCGGACGCCACGGCCAGAAGCGACGTGGCCACGACTTCACTATCGGGCTGAACCCATGGTCGCACCGCGGCGAACCCTTCTGCGGCTGGTCGGCGGCAAGGTGCGAAGAGATGTTCGGTCCGTCCTACGCCAAGCAACCCCGCCGGTTCCGTCAGGAGATCGGCAACGACGACTACCTGCTTGACCTGCAGAACACCCTGATTGAACAGCACCTGGAGAAGACTTCATGGCGACCAGCCGCCTGATATTTGCAGTTGACCCGGGCCTCTACGGCGCGGTGGCGGCTCTGGCCGACGGGTTCCCCTGCGCCGTCTTGGACATGCCGACCATGGAGGTGGACGGGCGGACAGAGATCGATGCCCGCGCCATCGCGGTGTTCATCCGGGAGCAGCGCGCCGCGCATCCGGGCGCCGAGGTGCTTGCCTGCATTGAGCGAGTCCGGGCCATGCCGGCTCAGGGCCGAAAGCAGGGTGCCCAGTCATCCATGAACTTCGGCGACAACTACGGCAAGGCGAAGGCAGTGCTGGAGCTGCTGGGCATCCCCACGATCCGCGCGGAGCCGCTGAGCTGGAAGCGCCGCTTTGGCCTGGTCGGCAAGGATAAGGACGCATGCCGCCTGCTGGCCATCCAGCGGTTCCCCGCCGCTGCCCATTACCTGACCCGGAAAAAGGATGACGGGCGCGCCGACGCCCTGATGATCGGCCTCTGGACGGCGCACCAAGTCGCCATGGGAAAGGCCGCATGACGGTGGCCGAGCTGCGGCTTCGCAAGCGCTACGCCCACTACCTGAAGAAGAACGGCCGGTGTGCGGTCTGCCAGTTCCGGGGGCAGGGCGACGCCGGCTACCACTGCAAGGGCTGGCCAGACCGGGTGGCCACCTGCGACACCGATGGCAAGCTGCCGGCGTTTCGATTCGATGATCATGTACTGGAGCAACTTCGCGATGCGTAGCAATGACCCTCTGACCGAAGACCTCCGCCGTTGGGGCCATGCCCAGGTGAACCGCTACGCCTTCAGTCATGCCGAGCGCGGCGTGCACGTGCTGCAGCATGCCCGGGATCTGGCGCCTGGTACTCGGGAGCGGGCATTACGGGAGCTGGTTGGCCGGGACGGCGGCGACCGTCGGCGCTTCATGGGTGCGCGCACTGGCGTGGTCGGGATGCACACGCTGCCGATGTGGGCTGTGGATCCGATCCGATCCTCAAATGACGCAAGCAAACCGCACGACAACCCCGAGATTGCCGTCGACCTGGGAACCCCCGACGAGCTGCGGTGGGTCGATAGGGCGCTGGCCTCCATGCAGCGGCAACACCCGCTCCGGGCAATGATCGTTCGCACCGAGTTCACGGCTTCGGCCAGCCAAGCTGTGAAGGCCCGCTTGGTTGCGGAGCGTTACGGTGGCGCTCTGACCCTCCGGCAGTATCGCTATGAGCTCGGGAAGAGCTTGGAGTGGCTGCGTGGCGCAGTAGCAGCTTAGCATCAGCCAGCCGGCCATTACTTGATGGGTTTGGCCAAACACTTGACGCCTTTCAAGCTTCAAGGGTAGCCTTTGCTCACTTAGCCGAGGCGACCGAAGATGGATCAAGCCAAATACATTCACGCAGGCCAGATTTTTACCCCTGGGTCTCCAGTGAACACTCAAGACCTCTTCGCCGGTCGCCTGGACCAACTCCGACGCATCATCGGCGCGGTATCCCAGAAGGGGTACCACGCCGTCTTGTTCGGGGAGCGAGGCGTTGGGAAGACGTCGCTGGCGAACATGCTGATCCCTGCGGTCCAGGGCACGTACATTATCGGCAAGGTCAATTGCGATGCGAGCGACACCTTCTCTACATTATGGAAGAAGGCGCTGCGGGACATTACCTTCACCCAGACCAATCCCGGAGTGGGCTTCAATCCGTCCGCGAGCCACACTATGGTTTCTGTTGCGGACAGTCTTCCCAGTACTGTCCAGCCTGACGACGTCCGTCGTGTTCTCACGCAGATGAGTGCCCATATGCCGGTACTGATCATATTTGATGAATTTGATCGGATTGAGGACAGGTGCACACAGACCTTGGTCGCCGACACTATCAAGGCCCTGTCAGATTTCGGCGTAGCTGCGTCACTACTCCTCATTGGTGTGGCTGAATCGATTTCGGAGCTGATTGAGGGCCATCTTTCGATCGAGCGCGCCTTGGTGCAAATCCCCATGCCTCGCATGACGGATGAGGAGATTGATCAGATTTTCGAGAAGGGAATGGCACGTTTAGCCATGACGATGGATGAGTCTGCAAAATCCCACCTTCGCAGTCTCTCTCAGGGCCTTCCATACATCGCGCATCTGCTTGCGCTTAACACCGCGCGACGCGCTATCGTTCGAGGGTCGGATACCGTGATGCGCGTTGACGCTGATGGGGGAATTATTGACTCTCTCGACCAATGGCAAGAGTCGATCAAGACCGATTACTACTACGCGACGAAGAGTCCTCAGCCTGGCAATATCTATCGGCAGGTGTTGCTAGCCTGCGCTATGGCGGACGTAGACGAAATGGGTTACTTCACTGCGGCTGCGGTCCGCTCGCCCTTGAGCCGCATTGCAGGGCGCGTGCTGGATATCCCCAACTTCGCCCGGCATTTGAAAGAGTTCAGTGAGGAAGGCAGGGGAGGGATAATCACGCGAACCGGAACTGCTCGCAAGCTTCGGTACCGTTTTGTGAATCCGCTGATGCGCCCCTACGTGATCATGCGAGGTCACGCGGAAAAACTCATTCCCTAGTTGACAGTGACGTCAGCAAATGGTCTGATTCTGCAACTGTCAAGAATTGTCCCTGAAGCCCTGGCCAAAAGCCGGGGCTTCTGCGTTCTTGGCCCCCAACACCGATTGACCACCGAGCGACCAGGCCCAGCAAAACCTCGCCGTGAGGCGACACGGGCCGGCACCAAGACCTCCGGGCGGAGGGTAGCTGGGTCCATGACCCCGGCGGTGCCTATCCAGCGGTGGTGATCGGCCTTCTACGCCCGCGGCCCCCCGGACCAACCACGAACCACGCGCCAGCCGGTAGCGGGGCGGGCACCTATGCAGGAGACGCCGCATGGCGCAGGTCACCCCCAAACAGGCTGGCGGCGCGAACGTCGTGGCCTTCCTCGACATGCTCGCGTGGTCTGAAGGGACCGACAACGGACGGCAGGCAACCAAGGACCGCGGCTACGACGTAATTGTCGGTGGTCAACTTTTCAGCGGGTATGCCGACCACCCGCGGGTGCTGGTTGACCTGCCCCGACTGAAAATCCAATCGACGGCTGCTGGACGCTACCAGCTGTTGCGGCGGTATTTCGACGCCTACCGCCGAACCTTGGGCCTCAAGGACTTCAGCCCGTTGAGCCAAGACCTGATCGCCCTGCAGCAGATCCGCGAGCGCCGTGCGCTGCCGCTGATCCAAGCGGGGAAGATCACAGAGGCAATCGCGGCCGTGCGCAACATCTGGGCCAGCCTGCCCGGTGCCGGCTACGGTCAGCACGAGCAGAAGCTGGACAACCTGCTCTCCATCTATCGGAAGGCCGGCGGGGCGACCGCGCCGTGAGCGAGCCCGTGAGCACGATGAAGACCATAGTCGGCACCTTTACGGCGGCAGTGGTGGCGCCAGCGACCGCAGATGCGCTTCGCGCGGCGGAGCGAATGATCCTGGGCGTGCCTCAGTCTGTCCTGTTGGTGGCGATCGCTGGCGCGCTGATTGGTGTGCTTCTTCTACCGGAGAAGGATGCTGATCGGGTTGCCGCCGACGCCAGCCGTACCCGCGGCCACCGGTGGTTCCAAACGGCGACGCGCCTGTTGGCGCTGGGTCTGGCCGTCATCTCCTACGCCATCGTGGCCGCCTGGCTCATTGCCGTGGCGGCTACCTGGTTCCCGTCTCTTGCTGGCGCGCCGCAGTTGCCGCTGGCCGGCCTGTCTGGCGTGGTCATCCGCCGAATGCTGCCGGGCTACCTGAAGGTGGTCGAGCGCATCACCGGCAACATTGGAGGCGAGAAGCCATGAGCGTGCTGCTTCGATTGGCAACGGCCCTGTGGGGCCTTATCGTCGGCGCGATCGCCGATGCGGTGGAATGGCTGCGCAAGCCCGGCAGCAAGATCAAAGTGGTGTGCGCCGTGCTGGCCTTTGGCTTCATGGTTGCCGGACTCTCTGCGTATGAAAAGGAGCAGCGGATCCAGGACCTCAGCGCTCAGGTTGTGAAGGTGCGCTCGGATTGGAAAGCCGACACCGACCGCCTGCAGTCCGATGTGGAACAGCGCGATGCGCGGCTCGCCGAGGTAGCGGAGACGCTCCGGGCTGAGGCGCAGAAGCTGCAAGTGCTGAAGGCCGAGAGCGCCGCCGCATTGAATGGCTTGGCCGGCAAGATCGAGGCGGCCGAGAAGGATGCCACCACCTGGCGCGAGCGATACCAGCAGCGGCCTGACAGCTGCAAGGCCGCGCTCGAGCTGCTCGACTCAGCCTGCCCGGCTCTGAAGGGGTACTGACATGCGCCTCTTCGTGATCGCTACCGCGACCCTGCTGGCTGCCTGCCAGTCGGCCGAGCCCAAGCAAAATCTTCCGGCGCCAGCCGTGGTCAACGTGCCGGTGGCCACCTATGTACCCATCGATCCCGCGCTGCGGAAGCGCTGCAGCTGGGAGCGCGACGGCAAGCCCTCGGCAGTATTCGAGATCAGCAATGGCCGGAAGCGCTGCCTGATGCAGTACGAGATCCAGCTGGACGGAATCGACCAGGTGCAGGGCAAGCCTGTGCCGGAGGCGACGCAGTGAGAGTGCTGGCGTGGATCATCGCCGTGCTGTTGATCGTGGCGGGCCTGCATGCGGTGGACTGGAGCTTCGCCGCGTCGCTCGCGTTCGTCGGCCTCGCCATGCTGCTAATGGCCTGGGTCGTCGCCAACCCTTCCCCGAAGACGGGCGTGGAGCGCTGACCCATGAGCACGAAGAAGACCGCGGCCGCCAAGGCTGGCGGCCTGACGCTCAAGCAGCAGCGCTTCGTCCACGAGTACCTCAAGGACCAGAACGGCACGCAGGCGGCGATCCGCACCGGCTACAGCGAGAAGACTGCCAAGCAGCAGGGCTCGCGTTTGCTGACCGATCCACGGGTGCTTGCGGCTGTGCAGGCCGGGCAGAAGAAGGTAGCCAGGAAGGCGGAGGTCACCGTTGAAACACTGATGGCCGAGCTGGAGCAGGCTCGGAAACTCGCCCTCAAGGAAAAGCAGGTCAGCGCCGCCGTCACCGCCACGATGGGCAAAGGGAAGCTGGCCGGACTGCTGGTTGAAAAGCGGCAGCACTCCGGCGCCGTGGGCACCTACAACCTGAAAGACCTATCGGACCATGACCTCGACCGCCTTGAACAGATCCTCGGTCCGCTTGCCGACGCTGGCGGAGATCCGAGCGGAGCGGGCGAGGAGGGCATCTGAGCGCGAGCGGGAGCGCATCGCCCTAAATGTCGAGGGCATAAGGGCTCGGTCCCAGTCGCTGGAGGGTTTCATCCTCGAGCACTGGCATGTGCTGGAGCCGGTCAGGCCGCTGAAGTTCGGCTGGGCGCTGCGGGCCATGTGCCGGCATCTGGAAGCGGTGACCGAAGGCCGCATCCAGTTCCTGTTGATGACCGTGCCGCCGGGAATGATGAAGTCGTTGCTGATGGTGTTCTGGACGGCGTGGGAGTGGGGGCCGGTCGGCCGCCCGGACCTGCAGATGCTGGCCACGTCTTACAGTCAGCCAAACGTGTTGCGCGACAACCTGAAGCTGCGGCGCCTCATTGAGAGCGACCAGTACCAGGCAGCGTGGCCGATGAAGCTGCGCGGGGACCAGAACGCGAAGGGGAAGTTCGAGAACACCGGTAACGGCTTCAGTGAGGCCAGGCCCTTCAGTTCGATGACCGGTGGCCGCGGCGACCGGGTGAAGGTGGACGACCCGCATTCAACGGAGACGGCCGAGAGCGATGCCGAGCGGAAGACGGCGGTCCGCATCTTCCGGGAGGGGATCACGGATCGCCTCAACGACATCACGTCGTCGGCGATGGTGATCATCATGCAGCGCCTGCACCAGCAGGACGTTGCCGCAGTGGCGCTGGAACTGGACCTGGGCTTCGTTCACCTGAACCTGCCCATGGAGTTCGAGGCGGAGCGCGTCGACAAGGACGGAAAGAAATCGGGCGGCCCGTGCCGCACCTACGTCGATGGCGAGCTGTTCTTCGAAGATCCGCGCACGGTGGACGGCGAACTGCTCTTCCCAGAGCGCTTCCCGCGCGCCGAGGTCGACAGGCTGAAGCGCGCGAAGGGCAGCTACGCATACGCTGGCCAGTACCAGCAGCGGCCCACGCCGCGCGACGGCGGCCGGTTCAAGCGGGAATGGTTCGAGGTGGTAGAGGTTGCCCCGGCCATCCCGTCGGCGCGGAAGGTTCGGCGATGGGACTTCGCCGCCACCGACCCGAAGGAAAAAACCAGTAGCGACCCGGACCATACCGTCGGGCTGCTGTTGGGGGAGGCTGGCGGCACGTACTACGTGATCGACGTCGTGCGCGACCAGGTGTCACCCGCCGGCGTTGAGCGGATGCTGAAGAACACTGCGATGCAGGACGGGAAGGGCATCAAGGTTCGTATCCCGCAGGATCCTGGCGCCGCTGGCAAGAGCAACGCCGCGCACCAGGTGAAGCTGCTGGCTGGCTGGGACGTCAAGGCGGTGCTGGAATCCGGATCCAAGGAGGTCCGGGCAACACCGGTTGAAGCTCAGGCCGAGGCCGGAAACATCAAGCTGGTGAATGGTCCGTGGGTTGCTGCCTTTCTGGACGAGATCGCCGAATTTCCCAACGCCAAGCACGACGATCAGGTCGACGCACTGTCCGGCGCCTTTGCTGAGCTGGTAACGGGCAGCACCTACAACCTCGGGAACGCACTCTGATGGGCAAAATCGCACAGATCAGGGACGGCCTCGTCAACCTGGTTTCCAACCTGGGCACGCCGCGGGACAAGGCGGCATCGAGTGTCTACGCCATTCCCATGCTGACCGAGTTGGAGGCCGAAAACGCATATCGCGGCACCTGGCTGGCAAGGAAGGTGATCGACATTCCTGCGCTGGACAGCTGCCGAAAGTGGCGCGGCTGGAGTGCGGACCAAGCCCAGATCACCGCGTTGGAGGCGGAAGAGAAGCGGCTGGGGCTGCAGCAGAAGTTGCTGCTCGCCATGATCCGCGCACGCCTCACCGGTGGGGCAGCGCTTTATATCGGTACTGGCCAATCCGACCCAATGCAGCCTCTGAAGCCGGAGGCGCTGGGCAAGGCCGGCATCCGGCACATCAACGTGCTGTCCAAGCGCGTGCTGCAGGCGGGCGAGCTCGACCGTGATCCGGAATCCCCGGGCTACGGACAGCCGGCCTTCTACACGCTCAGCAGCGGTACCGCCGGGCAGGTGCAGATCCACCCATCGCGCTTGGTAATCCTCCACGGCGCGGTGCGGCCAGACCCGGAGCTCAATGGAGGTGACGGCTGGGGTGATTCGGTGCTGCTGGCGATCAGCAAGGCCATCAAGGACGCCGACGCCACCGCCGGGAACATTGCTTCGCTGGTGTTCGAGGCGAAGGTCGATGTGATCAAGATTCCGAACTTCATGGCACAGCTCGCCGATGCAGGCTACGAGGAAAAGGTCCTCAACCGGCTCCAGCTGGCCGCGATCGGAAAGGGGATCAACGGTACCTTGGTGATGGACGCCGAGGAAGAATACGAGCAGAAGCAGCTCCAGTTCGGCGGCCTGACGGACGTCCTGATGGCCTTCCTGCAGCTGTCCTCGGGAGCGTCCG